GACGAGGAATTAGCCCTATTAACTTCACGATACAATGCTTACTCTAACTCAGCTGAGGCTATACAAAAAGAGATAGATGTTGTTAAGGAGTGGCAAAAAGAGAAAGGTGCTCTTGATAGAAATAAAGAGATAGCTGCCTCCGAGCGTATGATAGTTTTATTAGATCAAACTATTGCAAAGAGTGATGAAGCAACAGCAGCAGTACTTAGAAGTCATAAGCTAAAAATTGAAGCTAATAAGGCAGAAGCTATAAGTCTTGGACTTGTTACTGCTGCACAAAAGGCTATGGCACAGGCTGCAGACGCTGCTGGTGAAGCGAAGTCAAAACTAGAGTCCCTTACTGGGGCTTATAAGCAAGCAGCAGAAGCAGCAGATAACCTGTCTAAGAAGGAGATTGTTAAGGACTCCAATTTAAAGGCTATGTACGACTATTTGGGTAAGGTCAAAGAGTATATAGCAACCGCAGATACTACTACGGCAGCAGGAAAAAATGCCCTTGCAAACCAAATAGGAAGAATCGCAGAGCTTACCCCACTTAAAAATACGACTCCAGAATTATATGCTACTGCTCTTGCAGTTAAGGCGTATAGTGATAATCTAAAGACTATAGATGCACAAATTAGAGAGACAGAACGTAACAGGCAAATTGCTGCGCTTTCTGGGCATAAAGATTCTATTATTCAAATTAGACTTCATAATGAAGAACTAAAGGTACTGCAAAAAAAGAGAGGCGAATTAGTAGCCAGCATAGATACTACCAAGCTACTTTCCCAGATAGATGTAGGTCTTGCTGCACTATTAAAAGCAGACGCAGCTAAGGATGTAGGTACTAGTGGAAGAGATAGAGCGTATCAACAAGCTAGAGACTTAAGGCAAGCAGAAATAGACTTACAGAAAACGTATATTGATTCACTAACTTCTGCAGCGGCTCTTGAAGAAAAAATAGCTGGGTATAGTTCAGATGCTCTTGCTGAAAAGATACATGCAGAAAATGAAATACTACTACTTCAGAACGCTAATAACCAATCTGAAGAAGCTAATAGACGTAGAATAGATGCTAGAGCAGGTATACAGGACTCTGTATACCAGAAAACATTACATAACATTGGCCAGCAACTCCTGCTTGAAAAAGAAAAAAATGACTTACAGTTAGTATATAATAAACAGTTAAATATACAGAAAAAACTGCAGGAAGATACTAAGGCATCTAATATTGAGTTAAGAAATCTTAATAGCAAAAAGTCAGTACTAGAAGAATCTGTAACATTAGAGAACCGTATAGTAGAAATACGTAAGGAATCTGGTAGTATTACAGCATCACAGGCTATACAAGATAAAGCAGTTCTAGATAGGTTAAAGCAACAGTTAGAAGCTGCTAGTGCTCTTAGAGCTTTAAAAGCTCCACAGGCTTCCGAGCTTCGTCCTTATCAAGAGCGTGTTGAACTAGCTCAAATGGCCTTAGCAAATAATCCTAAAGATAAAGCTGCAGAAGGTAGACTACTCAATGCAAAAAATGAGTTAGCTATACTAGAAGCAACTCAGCAGACAGAAATAGATGGCCTAAATAGAATCAATAAACTCAAATTAGCTAATATAGAAATTGAAGCAAGCTACCAGAGATCTCTATTAGTAACTGAAGAAGCACTTCTAAGAGTAGAAAGAGCTAGTAATATATGGAATAGTGATTATTTCAATGGATTACTAGATGACTTTAACAATAAATTGGGCAAGTTGGTTGCTACAGCAAAATCCGCCGGAAGTTCTTTTAATGAGGGCATGATTTCAGCAGTAGACGATTCTATAGATAAGTTCTTTACTCTAATGCAGACTAGCGAACTTACGTTTAGAGGCATGATGGACAGCATTCGTAATTCCGTCTCAGACGTATTTAGAGACTACTCAGCACAACTAGTAAAGAATATGTGGAAGAGTGTTGTTAAGGAATTTTTAGGAGAATCATCTGATGAAAAGGCTGCTAGGCTAGCGGAAGAGGCTAGAACTAAGCTAACTACAGAGCTAATAAATAGTCAGGGTAGCCTAAAACTTGCTATAAATGACTTAACTAAAGCTATGGGTGGCACTGTAACGGCTGATATATCTGAACCTGCTGAGGAACTAAAGAAAACCTCTAAAATTGATTCTGCCACAGCTAAAGTAAATAAAGATACGGCGAGTAGTTATGGTGGTATCTTTTCCAAGATGGGATCTGATCTAAGTAGGTTCCTATCAGGTAATATGGGTATAATGCAGTACTTTAGTACTCTCATAGAATCCCTTGGCAGTATGTTGGTATCTTTCATCAGTAATTTAAGTCTATCTTCAGCCGCTAATACAGGTTCTAGTGGAGGCATACTAGGAAGCCTAGTAAACGGTATCGTAGGTATAGTAACAGGTGGTATTGCTAGTGCAGGTTCCTCAGCACCTTTTAGTGGTGGCCCAGTTTCTTGGGAATCTGCACTAGCTCCTAATACTGGTGTTATGGATAGTATATCAAAATACACGAATACTGTTATATCTTCCCCTACCACATTTCCGTTTGCCAAGGGTGGAGTTATTAATACTGGTTTAATGGGAGAAGCAGGCCCAGAGGCTATTATACCACTTAAAAGGGGAGCAAATGGATCTCTAGGTATTTCTGGTGGTAGTGGCATATCTAATAACGTGGAAATTAATATAACCATAGATTCTGCTGGCAATGCACAAAGTAGTAGCTCAGATACTGCTTCTATGGCAGGACAATTAGGCGGGCTTATCAAACAAGCAGTTTCTCAAGAACTTATTAGACAAACTAGACCTGGAGGATTATTAGCTAGATAATGGCAGACTTTACATGGACACCCTCTAGAGGGTTTACAACTGAAACTACTCCAAGAGTACGCATCTCCAGATTTGGGGATGGGTACTCTCAGAGAATAGCAGATGGTATAAATAGTTTAAACCAGGTATGGAACTTACAATTTACTAATATAGGTATTAATACTTGCACTGCTATAGAAGAATTTCTAAGCGCAAGAGGTGGAGTGCATGCATTTACATGGTTACCAGATGGTGAGACTACAGAAGTTAAAGTACTATGTAGTAAGTGGTCAAAAACCTATGAGTCAGAGTTTAGTAGAACTTTGAGTGCTACATTTGAAAGAGTATACGATTTATGAGCATAATTAGACAAGCAGACTTTATTAGAGAAGCTTCCAGTACTGCCGGCACTGGTAATATAACATTAGTAGGCATTACTGGCTGGGCTAGATTTTCACAAGCCTTTCCTGAAGGTACTGTAGTGCCTTATATTATAGAAGCAGGTACTAATAGAGAAACTGGCATTGGTACAGTCCTAGCAGGAAATATATTAGAAAGAACAAAAGTAACTAGTACACTTGCTAGCGGGGTATTTAATAATACTAATCCTATAGCTTTATCTTTATCTGGTACAGTATATGTTAGCTGTGGCCCAACGGCATCAAGCGTGACTGTATCGGAAGCTATAGTCACTAATGCTGCCAACACCTACGTAGTACCTTTAGGTGTTGGTACTATTATACAGACAACTACAGCTTCTGTGTATACTCTACCAAGTGTAAGTATTATAGATATAAAGATACATATAATTAATCAGTTTGCAGGAGCAATAACCTCCTCCGCAGCTAATGTTATCCCCCTAGATGGAAACGCAGCTACTACCAGTATACTACCAGCAACAGTAGGTAAATATGCAACCTTACAAAGTAATGGTACTAATTGGAATATAATACTAGCAAACTAAGGAGTACTTAATATGAGTTTTGGAGTAGCTCCTTTTGGTTTAGGTACTTATGGGGCAACGATATTAGCATCTGCTCCTATATCTACTATAGAGTCGGAGGCACAAAAGTTAGCGCCTTCTTCTATTGTGGACTTTTTTGAATTAAATGCTACTAATATTGGTGGGGGAGTATACTATTTTCATGCAGGAGTTAATAACTTTGGTAATGATGTTGTATGGCAGGGCACTACTTATTCTAAGTATCCAATAGAAGTAGAAGGATTTGAAAAGACTAGTTCCGGTTCCTTACCCAGACCAACTATACGCGCTGCTAATATATACGGAGCAATTAGTGGATTAGCATATACGTATAGTGATCTAATAGGGGCTAAGCTTATTAGAAGAAGAACTTTTGTAAAGTATTTAGATGCAGTTAACTTCGCCTCTGGTATAAATACTTCCGCTGATCCAGATACGCATTTCCCAGATGAAGTATGGATAGTAGATAGAAAAAGTGGAGAGAATCCAATATACGTTGAATTCGAACTAGCTGCAGCGTTTGACTTAGCTGGAGTATTTTTACCTAGGCGACAGTGCATACAAAATTCGTGCTCTTGGACTTATAAGGGTGCTGAGTGTGGGTATACTGGATCTGTAATGGCTACGTATAATGATACAATTACTACCAATCCTTCTGAAGATACGTGTGGTAAAAGACTTTCCTCATGTAGTATACGTTTTGGAGAAGCAGCCGAATTACCTTTTGGAGGTTTTCCAGGAACTGGACTATCTAGATAATATGAAACTAAACCTAAGTGAATTAGTACTAGCAGATATAAAAACTCATGTAGCTAATGAACTACCTAGAGAAGCCTGCGGAGTATTAGTAGTAGTAAAGGGAAAGTATAGATACATACCTTGTAAAAATATAGCAGAAAATAATACTGTTGACTTTACTATTTGTCCCGAAGACTATGCGGCAGCAGAAGATTTAGGAAGTATAGTATGTATTGTACATTCTCATCCGTATGCAACAGCTACTCCGTCTCAAGCAGATCTAGTAGGTTGTGAACTAAGTAAGTTACCTTGGCTAATTATAAGCTGGCCTTCAGAAGTATTATACTATTGGGAGCCTAATGGATATATAGCTCCCTTGGTTGGTAGAGAATTTCACCACGGAGTTTTAGATTGCTATAGTATAATTCAGGACTATTATAAAGAAAAGTTAAATATACAGTTAAAAACCCCTTATAGAAGAGATAAATGGTGGGAAAAGGGTGATAATCTATACTTAGACTTGCATAAAGAGTGGGGGTTTACACAGGTAGATTCTCCTAAAACTCATGATGTAGTACTAATGAGGATTGGTTCAAACGTACCAAATCATGGAGTTATTTGGCTGGGTGACGGAACTATACTACACCATCAGTCAGGAAGATTATCAAGTATAGATGTATATGGTGGCTGGTTTAGAAAAATAACTAGTCATATACTTAGACATGAGAGCCAACTATAAATGAAAACAATAATGTTGTATGGCTTCTTAGGTAAAAAATTTGGTAGAGTACACCGCTATGATGTTAAAACCTCTAATGAGGCAGTAAAAGCACTTGCAGCTACTATAGAGGGTTTTAAGGAAGTATTTATAGAGGGTGGGTACTATAGGGTATTACGTGGTGGAAAGCAAAGTCTAACTCTAGAGGAAACCCTCTACCCACAATCGGATCAAGAAACAATAAGAATAATTCCAGTGGTTAGTGGTAGTAAGAATGCTCTTACCAGTATTATATTCGGTGCAGCATTAATATGGTCAGGTGCATGGTTAGCAGAAGGTCTGTCAATGAGCGCGGCCATGTCCGCAAGTGCTTGGGGTGCAGTAGCTGGTAATATTATGATAGGTATGGGTACTTCTTTAATAATGGGAGGAGTATCTCAACTACTCTTTGCACCACCTAGAAGCAATAACGGTCCTGGGGAAGCTGCATCTAATACGCCCTCATATGCTTTTGATGGCCCAGTAAATACAATTAATCAAGGTAATCCTGTACCAGTATGCTATGGTAGGCTAAGAGTAGGGTCTCAAGTTATTAGTGCAGGACTATCTACGGAACAAATTTAATTATGTCAGATATAATATCAGGTAGTGGTGGTGGATGCTTTAGAGCAGGAACAAATGTTCTACAAGAGCATGGAAAAACTACGCCTATAGATAAACTATCTGTAGGCGACTCAGTACTATCCTTTACCGCTACTGGAGAGATACAGCTATCTAAAGTAATAGCTGTACATGCTCATAAGTCTCCGGAACCACTAATTAGGGTAACTTTCTGGAATGGGTATATTGATATAACCCCAAACCATTGGGTTCTAAATCAGTATGGTTCATTTGTAGAAGTAGCTAAACTTACTACTGAAGATGCCTTTGTTGATGGTATGGGTCACTTACGCCCTATAATTTCCATGGAGAGTATAGAACCTGAACCAGTATGGAATTTAACAGTAGAGCCTAATCATACTTTTATAGCTAATGGTATTAGAGTACATAATGGTGGCTACAGGGAAAGATTTCCCACTATATCTGGTAGCGGCGGAGGTGGAGGCAAGGGTGGTGGAGGTAGTAGAACTCCTGTAGAATCCCCAGATAGTCTACATTCAAAACAATATGCTAGAGTAGTTGATTTGGTAAGTGAGGGAGAAATTGAGGGCCTAGTTAATGGACTTAATTCCGTATACCTAGATGGTACCCCAATACAGGCAAAAGATGGCTCATTTAACTTTACTGGGGTATCTCTCACGCAGAGAACTGGTACACAGACACAGCCTAATATACCTGGATTTTCCACTGTTGAGACAGAAGTAGCAGTAGGAGTAGAAGTAATAGCTGGTGGACCAGTAGTTAGAACTATAACAAGTACTAATATAGATGCTGCGCGTATAACAGTAGGAATACCTGGACTATCTTTTCAAGACCTAACGAACGGAGATACTACTGGAACGTCTGTATCCTTAAAAATAGATGTTAATAATAACGGTGGTGGATGGATACCTGCTAGATTACGCTCAGCACCTGTACCAATACCAGTATCTGGCAATACAGCTAGTACTGGTAGCACGCCTATAACTAGTGCAACAGTAAGTTTATTTTGGGAAGGTATTAAGCCTGCTAGTACGGGTTTTTTATTTGGTGTAACTCCTCCCAATCCAATACAGTACTGTAATTGGGATTTACAGTATAGAGAAACACCTTCAGGTACTTGGACCACTTTTGTCTCTGGGGTATATAGTGGCACTGCTAAACTAATAAGTTCATATGGTAGAATTAGAGTCTGGGAAGCACCAACATCTGGAGGTACTTATGTTAGAAGTAATCAATGGAATAATAAAACCCCAGATTTAATTATTCCAGAGACTGGAAGCGTTATTTTACCAGAAGGTACTTATGAATTCAGAGCTATAATAACAAGTGGTGTAGGCACGCTAAGTATAGTATCAGCAACTGGGTATAAGTGGTATCCAGATGATATAATAACTGGAAAAACTACTAGTAGGTACCAAAAAAGCTATAGACTAGACCTCCCAAAACCAGGACCTTGGGATATTAGAGTTTCTAGAATTACTCCAGATAGTACTATATA